CCTGTTATTCTACTAACTATAGACTCAATTCTTCCTTGATACATTCTAGGCGCAACTACCTGATAATTCATTTTAACGCTACCAAAATCAGAATCCGAGCGCATCATGTTATCAGCCATTCTCCATTTTAATAATTTATCCGCACCTATTAAGTAAACACCTTCATATAAAACCTCTACAGTTTTTTCTAGTTTACCAAAGTCGCCATCCATGCTTTCTACGGGAGGATTAAATGTATCATCTTTTTCAATTACCTTTTCAGCGCCACTACCTAATTTTTTTAATTTATATACGTTATTCATATGGGTTTTGTAATTAAAATACAAAACTTCTACTTGATTTTTATCTAACTCCCTTCTATAATGAGAGTGCCTATAAGATGTGTATCCAGAATTTTCTACTATTTCTTTTATTTCTTCTTCTGTTAAATTAGGAAACTCTTTTACTAATTCATTTATAGGTACAATTTTTACTTCACCTATATAATAAATATCATCAAAATATGGTGATTCTGTATGAGAATAAATTAAATTAGCTGGATCAACATATTTTATTTTAACTCCGTCAGCAAAATCAAAAGTTGTTTTTGTAGCACCTATACCTAATACCGTTAAATCATATAAAACTCTTCTTCTAGTTAAATCATAATCACTGCTATCCATTAAAACGTTAATAGCTTGTTCTTCAGCTAATTCAACAGCCTGTTTGTAATTAAGTTGCATATGTAACGCTAGTTCTTCTTCTGTATCAGGAAGTGATTCTGGTGGGTTTTCTGATAAATTAATACCAAACTGTTCTTGAAATAAATTAGTAAATTCTTTAGCTCTCATATCACGAAGTATTGACTCCATGTATTCAGTTCTTTTACTTATACCATACTGATCTTGTGAGTATGCATTTATCTCGTAATTTCTTTGTGACATTCCATTAACAACTATGTCTACAAATTTAGGAATAATTGGGACAGGTTTCCAGTCTAAATTTAAATAAGATAAATCACCATTTATTGATAATTCATTTTTATATTTTTGAATTGATTGTTCTCCTCTAGCATATAATCTTAATTGGTGAAAATTATTTATATTTCCATCAAACTTAGAAGTAGCTCCGTTGAACCACTCTTGCCTTATAGCTTTAGCTACATCTAATCCATATTTTTCAGATAGTTTTTCTAAATCACTTACTGCTTGTGATGGAAAGTTTACATGAGATTGAATCATACTTTGTCTGTTATTATTTTAGATTGAAATCCTTTATTATTATATTTGTGTATACTAATGTTTACTGGTTGTCTTTCTAGTTTTGGATTTGGCCGATACAAGTGCCTATTACAAGCCATTATTGCTAAACCAGAACTAATTGAAGCGTCATGTTTTGTTCTTTTGTTTATATCAAATTTAGACCAATCATTTAATGTTTCATTAAAATACATAGTACCATAAGTGCCGTCTTGTAGTAAACCAATATGATCATTAATATACATTTCAATAGCGGCAGCGTGAGCCTGTTTTATATCTTCGCTTGAGTTAGGTATTCCGCCAACTTCTTTTTCCGCCACTGATAATTTATTCCAAACCTTATCTGGTCTATTTATACTAAACTTTCTATAGCCTCTTCTTCTTAAATAATACAATAATCTAGGTTTGTTATTTTCTGCTAATAATGGCATTCCATAAAATACCAATGCCATTAAAACGTCTTCAAAAAATATATCAGCTGTTTGAGGTCTTGCTATATATTCTAAAAAGAAAGTGTTAGCTGGAGCGTCTTCCATTGAAAACTTAGTCAATCCATGCAAAGCACCTTTCGATCCAGTACCATCTACTGTTCCAGATATATCATAAGAGTCGCAACCAAACACTCCCATGTGTTCATTGCCTGGATATTTTACGCCATTTTTTAATATAACGTTATTTTGTAAATTACTATTAGGTATCCAACTTACTTTAAATCTACCATTAGGGTCAGCATTAAAAACAACTTGAGTATCTTTGATCCCATTTATCCATTGAAAATTACCAGTTGTTAATACAGAAGAATTTTTATTTCCTTCATTGTAATCTATTTGCTCGTATATTTTTACTAGATTAAATAAACTATTACCTGTTTCATCTCTAAATGCGTGCTCTTCTGTTCTAGGAAATTGACGGTAAAATTCATTTAAAGCATCCTGGTCGTCTTTTAATCCTTCAGCTTCGTTATCCCAATGATCTATTACACCTTGATCTATTTCTAAGCCATGGGGATCAAATGCTGATTCATTAGGAGTATTAAATACAGGTTGTCCGTATTCGTCAATGAAACCTTCATAATTCCACTCCATGGGTATAAACAAAGAATAAAGTCCTGATTTCGTTTGTCCATTTCTATTTCTTTTTGTTACATCAGAATTATTATATAAATTCTTAAAGTTATCGCCTCCTTTGTCAAGAGCATTACTTGTTGATCCCATCATGCATTTACCAACAATTCTACTACCTAATCTTAAACAAGTCTTTGTAACTCTCCAGTTATTTTTTATATTGTCAGGTCTTTCCCATTTACCACTTTCATCGTGTACTAGTAAATTTAACTTTTCACCGTCATAGCTATTATCACCTGTATTTTTCCAATCTATAGTTGTGTCAAGGCCCTCCATATCATCTTGTTCTTCTCGTTCCCTCATTTTTTTACGAGTAAACTTTTTAGCAGGTACCCTATAAGCGAGCTCGGACTTTGGTCGGTCCATACCGTCCTGTATTGGTTTGAAGAAGAAAGGATAATTAAGACTTATAGGCACTACTTTATCTGTAAACATCTTTTTCGCATCAGCACCAGTCTTAGAAAGTATCCCAAATCTACTATCACTAGCTAATGTAGCTAAATTAACAGTTTCAGCTGAACTCATAAAGGAAAAACCAGAACGTCTATTTTTTAAATAACACATTCCGTAACTTCTTTTATCCGCTTTGCAAGCTTCCCAGAATATAAAGAATAACCTATTGGCCTCTCTAAAATCAGGAGCACCAACATCAATCTTACTCCACTGTAAATACATATAATGTGTGCCAGTTAAATAAGTTGGTTTACCATTATTCATAAACCAAAATCCTTCTTCTCTTCTTCTAAATTCTTCATCTATATATCCATAATGTTTTTCTTTAAAATCATCTGGATAATCTTGCCAATCAAATACAGTTTTAATTCTTTTAAAATCTGGATTAAATGGAAACTGTTTCCACTTTTGTTCTTTTTTATTATTACTACAAGAGTATGTTTTAGCTGGTTGTTTTGGCAATGCTATTTTTAAACCTTGTATTTCAAGTATATCACCAATTTGACCGCTTTTACTAATAATAACAATATCATTTTCTTTATTGTAACCATATTCCCATTTTTTAGATTTATTTAATCTTTTAATGGTATTTTCTCTTATAGGTTTTATAACCTTACATAATGTTTGTTTATACATTATTTAGATCTCCCTTCTGCGAATCCCTTAAATTCCACCTTCTTTTTTTCTTCTTCGATGGGTTTGCCATCAAGCATATTTTCCTCCTCATGGATTCTATTTAATATTTCAAATGCATCAAATATAGCTAGTTTTTTTGTAGCAGCCGCGTTTTTTAATCTATCAGCAGATATGTCATCATCAGAATCTACAATAGCTTCTTTAGCCACTTTAATTAATTCTTCAACTGCTTTTTGTCCAGCTTGGATTATATTCTTCTTCGTTTCCTTGATATTCATATTTAATTGTAATAAATTTATTCATAACTCTATATAATCTCTCTTCGTTAATAATAAATTCGTATTCACTACTAGGTTTAAATCCTACTAACTCCTCTTTATCATAAGAGCCATCAGAATATTTTACTATACCAATTAATGGTCTTTCAGATTCTTGATTAAACTTATCTATAGCTTTTAATGGTTTTACAAAACTATAGCCAGGCATAGCTCTCCAATCTTTAGATTTATAAAGAAAAATTTGATCTTCAGATATAAAATATTTATTTTCTTTCCAATAAGATCTACTGTTTTTTTCTCTACCCTTTACATCATACCATCTTCTAAATACATTATGGTGTACTATTACTTCATCACCTATATTTAAAGGTGATTGAAATAATAGTGGAGTAGCGATAATTTTTGCTAATCTATTTACGTATTGATGATTAAATACCTCTGTGTTAAGTATTAATTCTTTGTCATCGACTCGTATATTGTTATTGTACCTATCACCAATAGGCTCAATAATATAATCTTTGTAAACGCCATTCATTAATATTCTAAGTTATACTCGATTGATATGGCCATATTCTTATTAAAATCTTTCCAAGGTATTACCACATCGTCTTTTCTAATATAAATACAGTATTTATCTTCTTCTTCTATAATGTCACAAATCTCGTGACCTCCATAAACCTCCTGACCTACAGCATAGTGCATAGCATCATTTTTATAGTCTTTACCTATAGTTATTTTTCTGATGATATTATTTTTCATCTTTCTTTTTATTAATAGTACCGTCTGTAACATTAATATCAAAAGTACCATATTCTTTAGAAAGCTTATCTTGCATATCTACAATTTTTTTTTGAGTTAATCCTAACTCATGTAATAGATTATGCTTTTGCCCTTCTAGCTGTCCAATTTTAAATTGAATATTATTTGTTATATTTAATATACCTTGTAACTCTTTTAAGTGTTCATTAGATATTTTGTCAACCTTAGGTTTAAGATCAACCATTTTTTCTTTTTTACTCATTTTATTTTATTTTATTTAATTATTATTAAGGACATATAAGTACAGCCTGCACTTGTCCAGTTTTATATTCTACGCTGGTATATCTTCCTCTATTAGGCCCAGCTTTAATAAATTTATGGTCATTAGTTAATATATACTTATCATTTTGCTGTCTTCTGGTGTAAATCTTATCGCCAACTTGAGGAAGGGCATTAGAGCCATCATGATAATAAGTAATATTAACATCAGCATTATTAAGAGGGCAGGCAGCAGTATTTTGTAAAGATGAACCTTGAAAAACTCTAAAACTCCTTGCGTCAGTAATTTCTTTATGTCTTTTTGCTACTACAGGTTTATTTTTGCCCCTAGCTTGACCCATGCTACAATTATTACCAAGAGCCATTATTTACCAAAATAACAGATTATTCCACCATCTGCGTCAGCGCCACTCAAGGTAACACTAGTCCACCTTCCGTAAATTGTAAGGCCTGCTGGAAATTTTGTGCTTGAGTCTGTAGGATCAGCTCCACCACCATTACCAGTAACAGCTGAAGAGTGACTAAAAAAAGCAGCGTCATTACCTTGCTCTGTATCTGCTACCAAACCAGCTAGAGTTTGATCAGCTACTAAAAATGTTATAGCGACTATTACCATTCCAGTTGGAGGAGTAAAAGCCCCAGTACTATTTACAAAGCCACTACCTAATTGTCCAAAGTTATAAGCAACTCCTTGTGAATTTATTCCCATAATTATTTATTTTTATTTTGTTCTTGATTCTTTTTAGACGATCCGCCGAAAAAGAAATCGACTACCGTGTTAACTTTAGCACTCATAGCTCCGAATATAGTAGAAATAAAACTTATTTCAAATTCACCCATTTCGATATCCCCCATTACGAAGAATCTAAACATCATGAAACTTAATCCAAAGTACGCTGCTGTAAATAATGTTGCAAGGACTTTTTGAATAAACGCATCGTCTTTGTACATATCACGAGCGCTTTTCCTGTCCTCGACTTCTTGTTTAAAAGCTTCTGTCTCGGCGTCAAGTAATAACCGTCTAAGAGCGAGTTTTGCTTCATCTCTCTCCTTGTCTGTTGTAATAACTTTATCAAGTATTCCTTCTGCATTGTCTACTACTTTGCCGAATAAGCCACCTATAAATTTTCCTATCATCGTTTATTATCTTTTATCATATCATCGATAGACTTATTCATTACCTTATCGGTGTATGATTGATTATTAAAAAACACACTCTTTTCTGATGTAGGTATATCTTCTTCTCCTAATAATATTCGATATATTCTACTAATTAAGTGTG